CCCCAATATTACGGTGAATCTTAAAGGGTAAGCAATACCATAATGTACCTTGTTCGGCAATAATAAAATCATCGAACTCTTGTCTGTCAGGATGCTTTGCATTTGTAACAATATAAGGGATAATATCAATTAGTTTTCCCCTACCTGATTCAGGTTTGTATAGGTCAACACCTTTAGGAATATTTAGGTAACCATATTCGGCACCACTTTTTTCCTGCTTTTCGACATTGGCCGCAACACCTTTTTTAAAATTAGTCTTTTTGAACTTGCTCATTTTTTTTCTTTTTAAGGTTAGTAATTTGGTTTTTAAAATGTTTGTTTATTGCTTTTAATATTCCTTTGGTAAACAAAAATCCTGCAAAGTATATAAGGAAAGGGACTGCAATGAAAAGTAAAATAATATAATACCATTCCATAATTATTGTGTCCCCCTTGTTCTTCTCATACCTTTGCCTATATTTCTATTGACTTCTTTTTGTTCTTCCTTTTGCTCCCACTCCTTAGATAGGTCACGGGGTATGGACGGGCCTGCAAAGTAAGAAGCTCCGTGGAGCCGTACAAGGTTTTCAAGGGCTGCCTTTTTATCTTGTAAGGCCCTAACGGCACCATCGGCAATGTCAAGGTCATATTTATGTTCCAAGAAAATGTTATAAGCCTCCTGATATTTACTTGTTTGGGTAATTGCAGCCTGTACAGCATTTTCTGTAATCTTTACAATATCGTAAACCTCAGGAGAGGAACGAATATCGCTATCCAATTCTGCCTTAACAACATTTAATTTCTCCCTTTGAAGGTCAAGTGCTTTCCGCATTTCCGCAGCGTGCTTGGTATAACTGAAGGTTAAACTTGCTTGGTTTAACCATTCCACGTCCAAGGCTTGGTTGTCAATTTGTATGTCTTTTTCGTAATTCATAATGGTTTTAATTTTAAGTATATAATCTAACTATTTTTAAACATTTTCTGTAATTAACCCAATGGCTTTCCTCCACTGATGGTGGCCGTGTGGGTTCTTTCATATCCATGATAACAGGGTAATCCTGCACCTTTATAGATAAATGGCTTTCTATTTTATCCATTACCTTTCTTAATAGGAAAGTATCATGGTGGTAATCCTGCTCCCCAAAAGAAACATTTTTATGAGGTAAACGGATATACATACGACCTTCGTGTTTTATGTAACCGTACCCCATAAAGGTATCCAATTTCCAATATTCCTGTTCTAATGGTATGGTCATAATTAATTTCTTATTACTGAATAACATGATAATACTATTTGTGGAAAGCCTGAATTGTAGGTGGGTTCTTTAAAGCACTCTAAAATAAGGCCACAGGTGTCATTTACCGTGCCCTTTAAAAGTATGGCCTGGGCATAACCAATCACCACCCTGCGGATGCTTTCAGGGTCTTGCTCCTTAATACCCCGTAAAATGGCTGCAATGTCTTTCCAATTGGCTTTCCCACTTAAAAGGATACGGCATAACTCTATAATTTCATTGTACTCCGCAGCCTTAACCTTGGCCACTTCCAACCGTTCATCTTCGGGTACTTCCAAAACCTGCTCCAATATTTGCAGGGCATTACGGGGGTGGCCCATACTGTCAAGGATAATTTGTTGGTACACATCCCCTTCCAAGGTTTCCCCTTCACCTAGTACGGCATTCCGTATAAGTTTACGCATTTCCTTATCATTAAGTAAAGCCACTTGATAAGTAGAACAACGGCCATGAATAGCCTTTATAACCTTGGTTGGTTCAGTAGTACAAAAGATAAAAAAAATATGGGGTGGGGTGTCCTCCAATATTTTAAGAAAGGCATTTTGGGCATCATTTGTCATTTTATGACATTCGTCAATGAGCCATATACGGCACGGCCCTTCCAAGGGGGCAAACTGGGCTTTTTTAATAATATCCCTCACGGTATCAATTCCCCTCATTTCGGCAGAATTAACTTCCCTGAAGTCATTACCCACACACCCCAATACATTGGCTACAATACGGCCAAGAGTGGTTTTACCACAGCCCGTTTCTCCGTGGAAGAAAAAGGCATGGGGTTTGTCTTTATCTTTTTTGTTTAGTACTCCAGTTAAGGAAGAAATTAGGGTGGTGTTCCCTATTATATCTTCAAAGGTTTCAGGTCTGTATTTGTGGTAAAGGCTCATTGTTTATTTATTTAGGTTATTATACAAAATAGAGTTACTTTTTTAAAATTTATATTCTTCCATTTCTGCCCAAGTACCATCTACGGGGGCAATTTCTGCATCAATGGAAAGGGGTATGTTTATCCACGTAAATGCTTTGGGTAGTCTTACCGTGGTTACTTCATTTACAAGGGCTGTAATTTCCTTTAGTTCAGGTGGGTAAATATCCAAAACCATACTATCATGGATTTGCCCCACTAAACGGGTTTTTAAACCCCTTTTGGTTATTTCCTTGCTCACCTCCGTAAAACTCCAAAGGAGGCAGTGAAAGGCTGCACCTTGTACAGGGTAGTTAATTAATTCGTTCTTTTTCATTACCCCTGTAAAGCCAAAACCAGTAAGGGAACGAACCACCCCCTGCCTTTGGTATCTCTTTACTTGCTTTTCTTTCCAAGAGGCATAAACAGGGAATCTTTTACCCCAAAAATGTTCTTCAATACCTTTTATGTGCTCTACAAATTTATTGAAACTACCAATGCCCTGTTCTTTCATGTGTAGGGCAAGGGGTTTCACTGCCGTTAATTTCATACCCTCATCACCTTTCCAGGATTTCATAGGTAGGTCAACATATTGGCAGATATTTATGGCATTGGCTTTAAAATAATCCCCGTAAAATTGTGGGAAAACAAAACCACTCTTGGCAAACCACCGCAGGGCATCATGGTCAGGTAAACCTCTATTAAATTCAGCTATTTTAAATATCTGCTTTGCCATATCCCCGTGCAAATCACCATGCCCTGCCAAATACTTAACCATAGTGGGGTCTTTATGGTAACAACAAGCAATTGCCACTTCCAACCCTGAAAAGTCAAATTCCATTAATTGGTGCCCAGGCCTTGCCCTTATGGCAGTTCTAATCAAGGCCATTATTTCCTTATCCCTCTTTGGAAAGTTTTGGAAATTAGGGCTGTCGGAGGAACTACGGTAAGAGGTAACAAGGTGTAAATTAAAAAACGGGTGTAGGTGCCCATCAGGGGCTTCCCTCATTAAGCCCTCTAAAAATGTACCAAGGGCCGTTTTAAGTCGTTTAATATCTAAGAACAAGTCAAGGGCAGGTATTTTTAAAAACCGTAAACTTTCCTCATTCGTACTGCCTCCACCCGTGGGGGTTTCCTTAAATGGCTTTAACTTTAGGGTAGTATAAAGATAATTACCTAACTGTAAAGGGCTGTCAATATTTGGTGTACCCTTTGTTGTCCTGTCCCATTTTATATAAAAGTCAGTTGCTTTAAACTTCTTTTCCAAACGGGTAATTCGTTTTAATAATCTTTCCTTTTGGTTTTGGCAATATTCAATATCAACACATAGGCCCTGCCTTTCAGCCTTTGCCAAGGATAAAATACCTTCGTGCATAAGGTTGTAAGCCCTTGTAAGGTCTTTATCTTTGTGGATAATACTTTGCTGCAAACGGCCCAACTTAAACTGATAGGCACTATCAAAGGCACAATACCTAAGTAGTATTTCTTCACCATCTTCTCTTTGTAGAAATTCCTGAATCCTGTTTATAGAATTACTATCGTCCCCCACCCCTTTTAAATAAGGGGTAACCTCATCATCATAATCAGGTAAACCAAAATGAATAAACATTTGGAATTTAAGTCCTGTAATGTCCCTTCGATTATCAAGTACATGGGCTGCAATCATACTATCCCATTCCCACCCGTTTACTTCTGTACGTAAACGTATATTACTCCACGTATCTTCAAACTTCATATTATGGGCCATCTTACCCATATCAGGGTCTTGTAATAGGTTCACAAATGGTTGCCTTTCCTCCCTATTATTGGGCATCATAAAAGCATAAGCACAATCATCCCGTACTGCCACGGAGGCACAAACAACACGGTGGCCCTTGGTGTAGGGCTTTAACCCTGTGGTTTCATAATCAAAAGCAATACTATTATAAATTTCAGGGGAAATTTCATCCAATACACTTAGGTTTGTGATAATTTCCACCTTGGGTTCCTTGTGTACAGGGAAAACATCATTTATTTTATTTATGGCCCTTTCCAAGTCTTGGTTCCATATTACTTTTACTTCGGGGTAATCCCTTTGGTAAACATAATCGGGGTGCCACACAGGACAAACCCATGCTTCGGCAGATTGAAGGGGAATGGTAAACCCCCTCCACTTTTCAAACTTGCCAAGGGGCTTTTTATATACATGGCCAATGGTACTGTATAAGGCATTAACACCCAAAGGAATAATTAATTCGGGTTTATAAACGGAAATAAGGTGTAGGATATTCTTACGGCAGCAATCCACATTATATGAAGTAAACTCCTTTTGGCCTGGGTAACACCTAACGGCATTCACTACTTTACAATCTTCCCAAAGGTTTATTCCTAATTCCTTTAAATGGCTTTCCAACAAACAACCTGCCTTACCACGTAATGGCCCCCCGTCCCTGTCGTCTTGGTGGGTATTACATTCACCTATGATTAATATTTTCTTTTTACCTCCTCCGCAGGCTTCCATCTTTGGGAAATCACACCCCGTACTTAAACCACAGGAGGCACAGGTGAGGACTTTCCCCCCTGGCCTTGTTTCGCTTTCTGTTTCTTTTTTACTGAAAAACCCTTCCATACTATATTAAAGTTTTGTTTTGTGCATTAAATCTAATTTTGGTATTGTTTAGATTTTTTAAACTCTGTTTAAAATAACTTTCTTTTAGTTCAATCCCAATTCCATTTCTTTCTAATGTAACTGCACTATATATTTCGGAACCAACACCCATAAATGGTGTAAGGACAACCTCCCCTTTATTTGTATAAAGATAAATAAGCCTATCTATAACATCCAGTTGTAAGGGGTGAACATGTTTCTCGTCGTCCTCATCTCTACTTTCTTTAAATGGTAAAACATTATCTATTCTTATATCATCCCAAACACTGGAGGCATATCTCTGCCAGGTTAAATGACTTAATTTATTTTCAGAAGGGCTACCATCGAAACCATACCATTTTTTCTTAAAATCAGAATAATTACCATACGTTTTTTTGTGTGCTTCTAAAAATGGGGTTTCACCAAAATAGGGTAAATCTGTAAGACCGTTTGGGTGTGCCACAGGTATGGCAGAATCCCCACGTTTTTTAAAAATTAAAATATAATCTGGCATAGCTGTAAAACATCGTGTGGCATCTTCTACGATAAACTTATGCATTAAGCTCTGAACCATAGTTCTCATACGAACCTTTAACGGTTCTTTCCATATAGTGATTCTATTATAGTAGTGCATACCATATTTTTCGTGAATTTTAATAACCTCCCCAGATAAGTCCCACAACTTACCATAATTATCATGTATATCGCTTACATGTACTGCTGAAATACGTCCTGGTTTTGTTACCCTTGCAATTTCTTTTATTAAAAATTCATACATTTCCAAAAACTGCTCTTTAGATGTACAGTTGGAAAAATCCCTATCTGAACTAGAGTAATTATACAACCCTGCAAATGGTGGAGAATATACACTAAAATCAATGGAATTATTATCTAATTCCGATACAACTTCCATACAATCTGTATTATATATTGCATAGTTCTCTGTTATTTTTTCTTTCATTATTTTATATTTTATTTTAAAAAATTAGGTAGTTTTATTTCTTTATATATATTATCTTTTTTAGATATAATGGAAGGTGTGTTTGCAGATTTTATTAAATTCTCAAACATTGTAATGGCTTTCTCTTTTTTAATTAATAGGGCTTTCATCATATTTTTTTGCCCATCTGTGTATATCAAATCTACAGTAACTGGTTTTTTTTGGCCAAACCTCCAAAATCTACGTATTGATTGGTAATACTGCTCATAGCTATAAGAAGGGAAGTATGTGGTATGGTTGCAATGCTGCCAGTTTAATCCAAAGGCGGTTATCGTTGGTTTAGTTATAAGGCGTTTTATATTTCCTGTTGAAAAATTATGCAAAATATCTTCTTTTTGTTCTAAAGGCATACTGCCATTTATTTCTACTGCTAATTTATCCAAAGATGACAGGCATTTTGCCTCATCATTAAGCAAACACCAATAAACGGAAATTGGATGTGGTTTTGTTTTTTCCACTGCAATTTCACACCGTTGTTCAATAGTTATTTTTGCCTCTTTTTTAATTTCCTGAAAACCATTAGCAGGAAAAGAAAATAGAGGGGTCATTCCATATTTTTCCAATGGTGTAGGGTTTCTTACTATTGTTTGCTGTTCTATTAATTGTGGCAATGTAAATTTATCATCAGAAAAACCTAAATCACTTGGTTTTTTAGCTGATTTACTCCAACTGGACACCCAATTCCAAAAGGCTTGTTCTGCATGTGGTTTTAAGTACCACTTTTCTCCCTGTCTACTTTGTGCTGTTCTTGATAATTTGATAGTATTATTTTGGTTATTCTTAAAAAATTGCCCTAACATATCCGTATACCCAAGATAGCCGAGGGCTTCTGAGCTTGTGCCTAATTCTATATAATCATTTGGGGAGGGTGTGGCTGTAAACAAAAATCTATATTTTACCTTTTTCAAAAAATCTGTAACATGATTTTTTATTTGCCCTTCATAATTCTTTAAAATAGAACTCTCATCTAAAATAACACAATCAAAGTCTTTTGCATTCATATAATGTAACCTCTCATAGTTTACAAGAATGATTTTACCCTTACCTTTATAATTACCATCTTTGGTATGGTAAACATCAGGTATTTTAAATTTTTCAGCTTCTAAAATAAACTGAAAGGCTACAGCAAGTGGGGTAAGAATTAGTACAGGTTTATTTGTTTTTTTCGTATAATTATGGGCAATAGTAAGCTCTATAATAGTTTTGCCCAGCCCTGTGTCAAGAAATATACCGCACCTCCCCTTATTTATGGCGTATTCCGTGAGGTATTTTTGAAAATCAAATAAAGCATCTGGCAAAAAGGATACCTCTATACCATTTGATATGGAGGTATGTCTTTTTGCATTAATAAAATCAGTGTATAACATATAAAAGTATTAAATAGTGTATAAGTACCTAAAATTAATTAAAACCCCGTGCAGGGCAGCAAACCCACCTTATTTGGTAGGATTGCCCCGAAGTATTGCAATAAATTCCCACCCCTCTCCGTCAAACCTTATTTTATCCTTACCAATAGTGGCAGAATTACTCTTTTCAAGTATGCCCTGAAGAAGGTGTGGTGTTACGGCAAAGGTAAATGGTTCCCCATTATAACGAACAGGGCAAGTTTCCTCATACCACCCATATTCATTTTCCCCTGAAATGGTAAACTCCCGTCCATCTACATCAATGGTAACACTTTCATCCATTGCTTGGTCACGTTTTCCAAATACTTTGGCCCGTTCCAACATTTCTGTCAGGGCTTTTGGTAGTTGTAATTCCTCCCCTTTAACATCCATTATGGCTGCCACGTTGGGAAAGCTATCAGTAAAAATACGGCAGGAAAGCATAGTACCCTCTTTATTAAGGAAATGAACCCAACCTGTTTTCCCTGTGGAAATGGTACACTCACCAAGGGCAAGGATATTCCTTACCATACTGGCAGGGATAAGTAGGTTTGTTTTAATTGGTAAGTCTTCCCCCACGTCCATTCGGGAAACCCGAAACCCGTCTGAGGCTTCCATCCACCCATCGGGGGTAATGTGTACACAGGTTAAAACAGGGTGTACCATATCAGTACCTGCCGATGGGTAAACAAATTTAAGGCTCTCTTGAAATGTTTTGGGCAGGGCATTGAATTTACCTATGTCCCCCAATTCCTCCAAGGGGAGTTT